ACTTGAATTAATGTCCATACTATATCCTTTCTCTTACCTGTTTCTGGTGAATAGATACATACTACTTTCTTTTCATTTCTTGCTAAGTGAACAAGTGACTCAGTTATGAATACAGTTTTACCTTCTCCGGGATGAGCATATATATAAGTAGAATGACCTTCTTTAAAGCTAATGATATCATCTCCTATATCCCATCCACATGACCATCCTTTGGAAAATGTTTCATGCTGAGAATCATATATCTCTTGAGTAAACTCTTTAACCCTAAAATACTTTTTGTTTTTAATGATATTAGACATAATGTTTAAAATTTTGAATAAGCTAAATAACATTTAATTCCTGTCATTGCCCAAAAAGTTGAATTCTTTTTATCTTCAACTACCATCTTACAGCAATATGTTTGAGCTTTTGATATGGATTCTCTCATATGGTATCCTTCTGATAAATACATTTCTGTAAGTTCTCTTGCCTTTTCTGATGGGTATAATTGTTCTTCTTCCATAATTTTAAAACCTTTTACTTACTTTTTTATTCCTTCTATTGTTTGATTAAATATTTGTTTCTTATTCTGAAAAACATTACAAACAACTTGTAAATCATCTAAATAAACATCAAAATAAATACTCTTACCATCTATTTTAAAAGATATATTTACACAATCTTCATCTTTAAGATATTCAGTTTTTAAATTTATACTCTCATGTATTTTAATTTCGTCCATCATTTGTTTTTCAGTTTCTTTAAATTCATATTCTGTAATAGAGTTATAAACTTCATCAATAATATTACTATTATAATTTTCTGCTTTTTGCCCGTCCCTCATTTTTAAAATATTTTTTTTGTTTATACTAATTAAATTTATGTTAGTAATAAAGTCTTATGTTAACATAGTACATAATTAATTGGGGTCGGTGGTTTTGTCGCAGTCAATTAACTTTCGTGTGTACACCACGCCACCGTTTTAAAACTCACTGCCTCGTTACCCCAACTAACCATGTACTTTGCCATTAAAATCTCTTACTTACTTCTTTAATGTAGTTATCTCTTAATCTCTCTTCATTATTACTATTCCACTTTGCTAATCTAAGCTTTAATGTCCAAGTTTTACCGTGAGTTTCAAACTTTAATTTATTATTTTCTATTCTAGTCCAGTATTCATCAAATTTATTAATCATTGCATAGCCGTATTCCTCTACATAAGGAGCTAAGGTCGCTTTAAAGTTTTCTTTACGCTCATCTATAGTCTTATCATTAGGTCTATCTCCTTCTAAAACTATCATAGCATCTTCAAATGTAATGATTTTACCTTCGTAAACAACTTCTACATCAAAAATATCTACAAACCTTTTAAAGAGGTCTACTTGTATCTTAGTTAGTTTCTTCATTTATATATATTAATTTAATTTAACTAAGTATAAGCGTAATTGAAATAACTACGCCTATACGACAGTTAGCCGTAATCCTAAAAAACCCGAAGCTGTGCCGTTTGCTCCTTAAATCTTTTAATAGACGACTTATAATATTCTTTGTCAATTTCTATTCCTACAAAATCAAATCCTAATCTAAAACTTGCTATTGCGGAACTTCCACTTCCTAAATGAGTGTCTAAAATCTTATCGCCTTTTTTGGCATAATTTTCTAAAACCCATTCGTATAATTCTTTTGGCTTCATTGTAGGGTGTATTTTCTTATCACTTCCTGCATTGTTAATGTAACCAAATCCAATCCAATCATATTTAACAAATTTCAAAGCCCTATCAAATGAAGTCCAAGCTAATTCGCCATCGCTAAAATTTGAAGCATCATTGCCTTTTTTGTGCCAATAAATCCAACCCATTTTAGGCGGTAGAAATTCTGTAAAGTAATTACCACCCCAAATAATTTGATTTTTAGATACTCGAAATAATTGCTCCCAATATTCCTTTTGTGGTATTCCGCTATCCCAATCCTTTTTAGTGTGCAAGTTTTCACCTCCTTTTGTAAATCCTTTTGCTTTTGAGCCATCGCCATTACTTTCATTTTTCCAACTTGACATTCCAATACCATAAGGTGGGTCGCAAATTGCCAAATCAAAGTAATTATCTTCAAAAGATTTTAGAACCTCTAAGCAATCGGAATTGATAATCTCGATAGAAGGACTACGGCTAACATCGGTTTTGCAATAGTGGGGCTTTTGTGCTATATCAATCATTTGTAATTATATTAAACATTAGTTGTGGGTTGAACATTTGAGCCTTGAAACCCCACCATCGCAAAGCCGTAAACGTTAACCTTCTTTTTTAACGTAAGTACTACCCTTCTTAGCTTCCTTTACAGTAACTAACTCAGTCTTCTCAAATACCTCCTTATATAAACCCTTTTCTTGCAGAATCATACTATGTATCATAGACACGATATTAAAGCCTACAGACCTCGCAATCTTCAATGACTCCTCTTTATCCTTAGTAATAAGTAAAGCTTCCTGTAGCTCTGATGTATGCCTCATAAGGGATTCTAAACAAGCTAATACTGGAATACCTAATAAGTAGTTGTTCCCTCCGAAATCATTCTCATTATCTATTAAAACTTTAGATACCTCTTGAGCAAAGTAAGGACTAATCCAGTCAGGTCTTATTCTACCTGTGCTGCTTGATCGGACAGCTCCTGTAGTGAATCTTCTGATGAGCTTATCATCGTTACTTTCTTGTTTAGGTAGAGGCTCAACACCATATCCATATTTAGCATAGAAAACTTTGTAATTACCATCATTTATTTCAGACCAAAAATCAATTCCTTGTTCTGTCTTAGCCCATCTAAATGCATCAGCTAAGTCTGAATTTTTACTAAAGTATAATGTCTGTTTAAGCTGCTCTTCTAAAGCTAACTCTTTTATTCCTTTAGGTAATTTCTTAATTTTAATACTCATTTCTTATTGTTTTTAGTAATTGTTTGTGTTAAATATTAATGAACTGTCTAATACAAAGCTTAACTCTATAGAATCTACGCAATCTAAATCTTTATTCCATTCTACTTCAATTATAAAGCCTCCTGTACCTACTCTACGATTAGACTTAGATAAAGTAGCTCCTGTAAAAGTTTCATGTAAGTTTTTTCTTGTAGACCTCTTAAGGTCAGCTACTGTTAATGTACCGTCTATAGTCATCCAAGTCCAATTAAGTGACTCCATTACCTTCTGTACTTTATCGTAATCGAATTCATCCATTACTTCGTCAATCCATTCTTGTTGTGTTTTCATATATTATTTATTGTTTTTAAATTGTGTGTACCAATCTTTCGCTACTATTAATTTCAATCCTGCTCTGTCACATTCTACACAGAATTCTGCATATTCCTGCATATCACTATACATTCTTTCTTGTTGCCATTTAGTGCCTGCAATAAATGACTGATAATCATTAGGTATTTTACCACTATTTAAGTGATTTTTAGCAGCCTGTTCAAGTGTTTCTTGTTTAAGCTCTTCTTGATACAATCCTAATTCTACGGCTTCTTGCATCATTTCAAATAAAATTTCTTTTGTCTTTTTCATAATTAGTTTAATTTAAATTGTAAAAGGGAGAGCAACCATTGAGTCCCGCAAATCAACTAGCCACCCTCCCTTGTTAACAGGAGTAAAATTATATTTAATATTTAACTTTACAAAATATTTCTGTTATTTATAATGAATCTAAATTAAAATAAATTGATTTATTAAATGTTTTATAATTAATCATATTAGATATTACAGTATGTGAACTATCATACTTCTTCATTATATCCTTAATACTATTTGTTTTAGCTAATTCTCTTATAGTTACAATATCTATTTTGCTAAATTTAGTATTAGGTCTAGCTAATTTCACATTATCACTTAATGTAAGTATTTGCATATTATCTAATGTGTATCCTAAATCTGGATTAATTCTATCTACTGTAGGAGAAAGCCTTCGTGAGAAATTATTATTTTTATAATTATCAAATAACTCCTTAAAGGTTTCACTCTTATTAATCCATGTATAAAATTCATCTTTTGATAGAATATCTAAACCCTTGTATATATGAGCACATTTTTTCTGAACACCATTTACTCTACTCTTCATATTACGATACATTCTCATGATAAAACCGTTCTCAGTCTTTTCATAAGTTTTAGTAGTTAGATTTGATATACTACTTCTATATAATCTCTGTCTTTCATTTTGACATTCTTTACATATAGTAAAATCTTTACCTGTAGTTTTATCAAGTCTAAAACTATTTTCTTTTTTACATTTATTACATACCATAATTAGAACCAATAAGGGATAGCTATTTTAATGTTTTCATTTCTATTGATGTTATAAAATCTAAATCCTGATTTACTATTTTTAAAATTTGTCTTAACCCAGTTTGATGGTGGACTAAAAGCAGGATAGTTATAATAATGGAAATCGTTACTTGTTGTATCATCATAAATAGCTTGATGACTATCTCCTTTACTAAACTCTATGAAATTACCATCATACAATCTATGTTCTTTACAGTATTGGTCAATCTTTTCTGCTTGTTTAGCGTCTAGTACAGGTTTAAATCCAAACTTTAAAGCCTCACTATCTTTACCATGTGAAATAATAAAAGTATGATTATCAACTTTGTAATGATCAATAAACCTTTTTACATTATTTACATAAATATTTGTGTATTTAGTTTCTAATATCTGCTTAACTGCTGAAGCTGCAAAATATCCAAATACTCCTGCATGATTATCATTAGTGATATTATTTAAAGTAATTACATCATAATGTTCTAATAAAGATTCTACTAACATAAGTTTGAATTTAAGAGCTAAATCAAAAGCCTCTTTATCATTCATGTTTTGTGGTAAAGGATGTCCTCCTCTTGTAGTTTGTCCACCTAATCCGTCTAAGAAGTCTCCTAAATCATCAATATAAAGCTCATTAGACTTCTTATGATTTACACAATGTTGAACTGTAAGCTCTAATCTTTTTAATAGCTCTACGCTATCCCATACACCGTCATACAAAGGGTCACCATAACCATTAACACTCATGCCAATATGTACATCAGTAATAACTAATCTATCAAACCATTCAAGTTCATCATTTATTCTGAATACATCAAGCTCTCTACGTTCTATTGGCTTAATATATTTCTGAATAATATCCTCAAGATGGGTATTTACCTCAAGTACTGCTTCTTCATCTGGAGTAAAGAATGCGATGTTGTAAGTCATGTGACCTAAATTATGAGATATAAGCTTAGAGCTTTTAACAGAATCTTTATTTAAACCGTACTTTCTACAGAACTCTTCTATAGTTAGAAATCTACCTAAATCTTTATCCCATGCTGAAGGTGCTAAATTAGATGAAGAGCTATACTGATTCGTATTAGTTTCTGTTGTGTTATTTAAATCATCGTCTGATGTTTCGTCAATTGAAACCCACTCGTATAATCTTTTTCTAAAGCTATCTTCATAATCTAAATCTATTTCATCAGCTATTTGTTTAGCCCAGAACGTAAATGTCTGTGAAGTTACATCCTCTATATTCCTATAGAGATTGATGGCTTCTTTTTTAATGTGTGTAAATTTTCCCATAGTTACTTGTTGTAGTTAGTGTTGTTATTATCGCTTAATTTTAGTTGGTAATTCATAAATACATTAGCAAAGAATGCAAACAACTTGTCATCATTTATAATACCTTCAGCTATTAACTTAGCTAATGCACCATTATCTGATAATTCTATAACACATTCTCCATCCTTAAATAATGTAATATCTAAGTACGCTACTTCATCATCATTGTTTATGTTGTCCATTATTTGTTTTTATGTTGTTTAACCCACTCTTTAAATAAATCTTTTCCCCAAAATTCATTACCTTTCCATAGATTACTGAGATAGAATATTCCATAATCCCTCATATCTTCCTCAGTATAAGATGATTCCCATCTCCAGTTAGTTCCAGCCTCAAATCCTTGATTCTCGTAATGATCATCAGCAAATTGATCTTCTTGTAATTCATTTTTTAGATTAACCCAGTATTCTAATCCCTCATTTGATTCACTCCAAAGAAAAGCATTATAAATTGCATACTTTAAATCAGTTGCAAAAGCATTTAAATGTGATTCATCAGTATTGGAAATAGCCTGTGACCTGTATGGTTCAGGTAATTGATTAAGGTAATAGTTAATTTTCTTCATCGTCTTCTTTGTTTTCTATTGTGTAAAATTCTAGTAATCTATCAAATTCATATACTCCATTTATCTCTCCATAAAAGTCATGAATAAACTTTAATGTCCCAAACTTATCTACGAATATAAAGTCACTTGTTGGTGAGTTATTTTTCTTGCTCATGAAACCAAGATTCAGGGATTAACTTATCTGCATATTTAAAACCATTCTTATTACACCAATCACCGTACGTTGTTTTAGAGCCTTTAGTTATCTTAGCATTAGAAGAGCTAAACACAAACCTTATATCTAAGTCAGGTCTTTGAAACTGCACTAACAACTGCTTCTTCCTGTCTTCAGGCATAAACCTGCCCTTAGTTTCTACGAATATACCATTAGGAAGCTTGAAGTCTGGGGTATAAGTGTGGTTAGAAAGTGGAACAACATACTTAATCTTCTCTATCTCATAGTTAACCTCTAAGCCTTTAGACTTTATCTGATGAGCTACCACATC